CCGCTCTATGAGCGGTCAATAGGCCAAAGGTGACTTTGTTAACCACCTTCCCCGACTGTTGTCGTTAAACTTGCAAAGGCTTTGAGGATTAACGTGGACCTAATCTTTTCGATTCTCTTCGTTTTCCGCACGAATTGCGGAATAAGAGGGTTGACTAGAAACGGTAGCTGTTCCAGATCCTCTGGAGTAACCCTTCTTAAGGCTACCTTCAGATAAACGGAACCCAGCCTATCACGGTAATTCCTTAGAACTACTGCTAAAGGATGTTTTCCGACACCTTCCGGGAACCTAGACGAAAGCATAGCGTCCCCTAGTATGCCAAGATCGGGTAGATTCAACATCTCACGATTGTACATATTTGTAACAGACTCCGATACGTACGCATAACGCGCACGGATCAGTGCCATACGGACAACGTCCGCAGGGTACTCATCCCATGGACTGTCGGTTACCCTCGTAAGAGGGGCCTCCAGCAATGGGCTAGAGAGTATGATACGTAATCGCTCCGCGTATTTACGCTTGTAAATAGTGGCAGCGATACTATGCACGGGTGTGTCTAGTTGTTCTAACTTGACCCCGCGTTCTAAGGCAAGCTTTACTAGATTAGGGAAAAGTAAATAGTCCTTTATTGCAGACTCGAATGCATCTGGAGGTATAGGAGATAACTCTTCACCATCCTTAAAGATCCGTTTCGCAATCTCTGCACTCGACGGTTTACCCGAAGAGTGTAAAGACTTCGATTCAGATATCTTTATGGAGAAGTGATCGAGAAATTTCTTATATTCTCTAGCTACATCTGAGTTGAAGATCGTTACATCATCACCGATAAGACAGTAGTCTTTGAAGCTAGAATATCCAGCTTTTAAGGCACATGCCTCAACGGTGATATGGTGAGTGACAGCCGCTGCTGCCCATGAGCTTAACAAACCCATGGGTTGGCCGCAGCCGTACCTCACATTACGACCTTCGCAATAGAAGTCTCTATTTACCATCAGATCCCTCCATAACTCGGCAATATCTGGTGTGTACAAAATCCCTAGGACGTACTCTTGGATAAAGATAGGATATCTATCGGTGAAGGCTGTTAGGTCAAATGACCAAACTTCCTTACCTTTAGATGTCATCTCTTTAACCAATTGTGCGATCCTATTATGGGAGGATGTACCATCAGTGTCGAGTTTGGAAAGGAGGTCATATAAAGATCTATGAAGAGGCTTCAAAGCATCTTGGGTGAACCAGTCCCCACATGCAAACACCCTTGTCTTACATCCCCCTTCGGGTATAAACCCGATTCGGGACGTATGAACATTGGCGTAGCATGTTGGATCTAGTTCTTCCCTCCATGCGATGAAGTTCTCCATAGCTCGATATAAGTCCTCTTTCCGCTCTATTCTCGTTCGAAGTTCTAATAAATGGTCAGGGTTCACGAAGTTATCGTGTTCAGGGGCGAATGCCTCTGCCACTTTAACCTCACGACCTTTACCAGGTATTAAGACTTCTTGGAGAGCAGAGTTGAAAGCTCTGATCGTATTAATCAAACCTGATTCCAGTACCGCGACGAAGTCTTTGTCCAGATCCATCAAGCAGTGTCCATTTGGACCCCGCTTGGCGGATGTGTACAAACCTTGGTCACGGATACGTGGTTTTAGGAATGATTTATACCTTTCCGTAATCTCGGTAAAGTATGCTATGTAATCATAGAAGAGTATACCAGGAGGACCTTTCTCAGTTATCGTCTCTATATTCTTATCCGCTTTCGAGTGGATTAGCCTAAACGATGCAAGCACCGTTAAGGCCGCTCTTCTTTCCGAAAGGTTAGATGAACGGAGATAGGGAACGAAATTGACAAGGTCAACAGGAATACCCTCGTGGCTCCTTGTAAAAGGAACTACAGGTATGTCGATATCCAACGCAATGTGGACACCAACTTGGTAGTAGTCCTTTAAGCGCTGGCAGGTCCAAACGGGCCCGTTAGTACTTGAGTACTTACTGACCAGGTTGTTCCATGTAGCGCATAGTTTATCGACTTTGCAGTCGAAGAATTGGTTTATCAAAGCTTTATGCTTTGGACCTATTCTAACCGTCCTTAAGGACGGATCCCCGGGCTTTCGCCTGTGGATGATTTGCATGTTCCTCTCCTTATGCTCTCCCATATTACATGGTGCCTGTTTGAGTGTGGGATTAAGTGACCAACAGCTAGGCCACACTGACCGCTTTAGAGCGG